TATTAAATATCGACCATCTAGTAACAAGGCAAGAAAATATTTAATCTATTGGGCAATTAGTATTTTAACAGAAGAGATTAATTATAATAATCCATTAATTAAAAATAATAATATAATAAAAAATATATTGAATAATATAGATTTGATTTATAAACAGATAAAAAAAAATGAAAAAACACCAAATACAGATTATTTATTTGATGGAATAAAAGAAGAAAATAATATAGACAAATCAATAAAAAAATTAGAAACAATGAATTTATTACTAGAAAATAATTAAGGTCTTAGATTAGGATTTATACATAATGCTTCTGTAGAAAATATATTACCAGACATACATTTATCACCTTGTTTAATTTTAATGCAACTTCTAAAACCACGATCTTCGCCGATATAACAATACCCAGATTTATTAGCTATTTTACTTGATTGTGTTGTGCTTGTTGACAAATCTGGTTTCGGTAATTTATCTTTTTGTGGTAGAGGTGTTGGTGGAATGTATTCAGGTCTAGGTTTTTCTTTTTGAATACTAGTTGCTAGTTGTTGATCTTTTTTATTATCTTTATCTTTTTTAGTGTTATTATCTTTATTATAATATATTCTTTCAACTAAATCAAAACGACTAAATAAATCTTTTAACCATAATGGTAAAAGATCTAATCTATTTAATATTGTTAAAATAATATAAGCTACTAAATATATAACTAAAATATACCGAACTACTTTCATAATATAGCTAAAAAATGAAAACTTTTCTGATTCAGGTGTTAAACTATTATCTAAATTTAAGTCATTATTTATATTAGATTTTATAGAAGTTAGTGTTCTAGTGCTTGGATTTACATTATTTTCACCCGTCAATATATCCATTATATATATTAATTATAATATATAAATTACATTATAATTTAACTAATATTATCGTTGACATATAGGAATTAAAGCAGGAATACTTCTACTAGCAAATCTTCTATCTAGAGGAGCTGGTCTAACTACTGTAGCACCATATACTCCATTTGGATTACTATTATAAATATTAGAATTTGAATATAAAGAAATACCTTCCAAAGATTGAACACCAAATTTTAATCCTTTACGTCCATTTGGTAATAAACCTCTACCTATATTAGATAATTGTTGGTTACGAGTTAAACCAATGCCAGTATTACCACCAAATAATACTGCACTTTTAACTCCTGTATTTGTATAATTAATAATAGGTCCGCTTATTACGTTATTTAATCTACTCTTAAACATGTAAGCTTTTTTATTTAATAAATTATCCTCTAATGTAATATCAGCATCACATTTAGGATATTCATTTGAGTTTGATACTCTAGAAAATCCCGAACATTTTTGACAATAACTAGGAAATGTTGTAATAAATTTTGCTCCAGCCTCTCTTTTTGTATTATTAGCTGCAGCAGTAAATATATCTGGTCTATATGTATTATTAGTTTCCCGTTGTAAATTAAAATTTTGTTTTCTAATTTGATAATTACGTTGGTTAATAATTCCTCTATCATCACAAAATGATTTATTACATTCACCAGATAATATTGTACATGATACATCTAGATCACCTGATATCAAAGTTGTTGTTGTACCATTAATAAAAGGTTCTATATTTGGATTATCTTTATCAACATTAATACTAAAATCACACATAGTAATTGACATCAATCTTATAATTACTATATATAAAATATAAAGTTAAAAAATTTATTGCATTTCACTACTTTGTAATGGGAAATACCATCTAAATGATAAATAATCAGCGTCAGTGTTATTTAGATTTCCATCAAGCGATCTTAGATTTGGTCCTGCTGCCACAATACTTTGAATTTTATTTGCTCCTAATGCATAAGCAAAATACTGTAGCTGTGATAAATAACCTGAAAACCCTCCATTTAATCCCATATAGACTGGGTCATAATTTTGATTAGGAACACCATTTAATATTGCACTACGTGTTAATGTTCCGTTAATAAATATATCTAATCTGTGTTGATCTTGTCTTATTATAACACTAAACCAGTGACCAATCGGTAAATCACCTATAATAATTTTTTCATTTGGATTATCAAATGTACTTATTACTACTGCTAAATTTCTATAATCATTTGAAACATATAACCCTGGTGCATTATTAGGTTGCATCATACCATTTGTACCCATTGTATCACTGCCTTTACTATATATATGTCTCCATCTTTGCTGTTGGTCAGGACAAGCACCAGGTGCACAACCATGATTAGGTAAGTCAGGCTGTTTTAAGAATATCCATGATGACCAAGTAAATACTAAACCATCATTTTGATCTACAGATCTTAATATAGGAACAGCATTAGGTTGGTTAGGATCAACTGGTACTAATGTTAGAGTTGAGCCATCCTTCATTCCATTTAATAGAATAGGATCACTAGATGGTGTAAAAATATACGATAAAATACGTGTACCTAATTTAAGTAATACAACAAAGATAAAAATAACTAATATAAGAAACCCTAATTTTGCTACAATTCCATTAGAATTTAAAAAATTAGCTCCTCCAGTTAAATTTTTTCTACTACTAAATGATTCAAACTGATTCATATTCTTATATATATTATAGAATATAATATAGAATTTATTCTATAATTAATTAAATAGTTACAGATGCTTCTGGTTGATTATTTACTAAATATGTAACACGTAATTTATATTTATCAAATAGTGACATACCACCACATTTTGGTCCAGCTGCATAAATATTGAAAGCTTCTTGTGGATTTAATGGACCAGAAAAGTATTGAGTATTAGATGTCCAGCCTTTAAATCCACCACCAGGTGTTAAAATAACTGGAGCATCAGGATCAATTTTGGCTGGAGCTGGAAGAATACAAGTTCTAACTAATTTACCATCTAAATAAACATCCATAGTACGATTGTTAAGACTTACAATAAGATTTACCCATCTTTGAAGTGGAAAATTATTTACAGCACAAGTATGGGCTTGAGCTGGAGCTGGACCTAATGGATGTGAGCCAGCAGGCAATCCACTTGATCCTAAAGGTTGTTGACCACTATTTTGCTGACCACCATGTGTTGGGAATGTATTAACACTAATAGTTAGATTATTTTCATAAGGCGCTAAAGTAATTCTTGGATTAGCTGTTCCTGCTGCACCACCTCTAATTAATAAATCTTTAGGTTCACTTAAACGGTAAGACCAGTCAGTAACATAAAACCATACTGAATACGCATAATTATTACTATTACTATTTCCATCTAATTTTTTTGGCGAAATAACTAATTGTTTTGTACCAGATCTACAATTGCTTAATAATTTGGCTTTCTTAAGAAAAAGCCACCAGATAGCATATACAACAAATGCGATTAAAGCAACAGTTAATATTATTCCTAATAATCCCATAATATAATATAACTAGATAAATTTTCTAAATTTATAAATCTATTAATAGATGTTTTAATAGATTTACTCTAAAAATTATTTATTATATTTATTTCTTGTTTAGTTAAAGTATTTTTAAAATATACTACATTTTTTATACCTCCATATACACCATCTATTTGTCCAACTGTTGCATTTTGAATATTATTTAGAGGAGTAATATTTGGCGTTGATGATACTAATTTATTATTTATAAAAATATCTAAAGTTCCTCCATAATAATTTATAATAAAGTTATTCCATCTTTGATATCTAAATTTCTTTAATGTATATAATTTTACCATATGTTCATTTAACTCATTAACACGGGTTGTATTTCCCCAAAATTCTATTTTATTTTTATTGAATATAATTTTTATTAAATCATTTATATTTACTAAATCTGTTGGTTTTGAATATGCTCTGCTTATTGATGATGATTGTGGTATTATCCATATCCAAAATGATAAAGCATAATTATAATTCATAAATGTTTTTTCTGTTAAATCTTTATCTTTTCTCTCTTGTATACTTTCAAAAACACCTAAACTTGTAGGATTATGTAAAGATATAGGATTTTTGATTAAAACATTTCCTTGAGGCATTAATTGTTTTTGAAATAATTTATAAATAAATGGTATTAAAAATCTTAGTGATATTAATATTATTTCTATACATATTAGTATTAGTGTACTCTTATCGCTTTTTACTAAACCAAATTCTCTTTTTAAATAATCTACCAATTTTATAAACAAACATGGTAAATATAATATTACAGAATTTAAGAATTGTCTAAATGGTTTTGGTTTTACATCTTTTGCACCAGTACCTGTTACTGGCTTTCCAATATACATTCCTATTAATCCTCCTATAATAGCTCCTAACCAAACCTTACCACCTATTAATAAAAATATTAAAGTAAACAAACCTGATAATGCTGCTGATGCAGCTACCTTTGTTGTTTTTTCAAAAAACATTGCTACAACTCCTGAAAGAATTAAAATGTTTAAAATATTTACTATTATTGTTAATGGTGCTGGGGTATAAGAGAGAAAATAAAATGATAATGCTATAAGACCTATTATTGTTGCATAGCCCATAATAACTTTCATAAATGTCATAAAATATTTTGATGATGTTTCTGTACTTGGATATACTTGATCCCACCATTTTAATATCCACATTGATACTAAACTAATAAATCCTACTCCTACAAAAATTATATAAAAAAATAACTTGTTTTTACTAAGTAGATTCCACCATCTTGTTCTAGTTGATCTTAACTTATCTTCTCTATCATCTAATACTTCATCTACTGATGTTTTATAATCGCCTTTATATTGCATCCAAGATTTACTGTTAAAATATAATGCTAATGTTACTAATAATATATATAATATCATCAAAGTTAATAATAATTTATCATTTATTAAAACTTTAAATATAGTTGCAGGTGTATCTGACATATATATTATATTTATATATTAGTTAATATTATTAGAAATTTTCCATAGCTGTTTTCTCTCCATGACAATTACGACATAATGCTTCTAAATTATTTATATGATTATCACCACCATGTTCTAATCTAATTTTATGATCAACTTCAAACCAGGCTGGTAATTGACAACCACATTTACCACATTTCCAATTTTGTTGAGAAGCTATATATTTTTTTTTAGTTTCACTAACCGATCGTTTAACCTGATTATTATTACTACTTCCACTATTCATCATACGTTTAAATTGTGGAGAATAGTTATTACTAAATAATGATCCTTGTGAAGATAATTTAAGTATTGGAGACAACATATCACCACTATCTTTATCTATTGGCATATATTTAACAAAATTGTGTGCATGTGAACATAAATCTTTACTATGTGAAGGATATTTTCTCATAAAAATTATTAATGATAATCCTAAGAAACCATAAAATGCCATTTGATAATATTTTTTCCATTGTTTTATCATTTTTATATATTTACCATCATGATATATATTCATAACTATAAATCCCGTTGCTATTAATATTAATAATTCCAATTTCATTATATATTTATGTATATATTTATTTAGCAATAGGTAATATATTTATTCATATATATATCAAGTCTATTTTAGCAATTGTTTTATTATTAATACTAGTTAATTGTTTAACAAACAATTATATATAAAAATACAGTGCTCGGCCACCTTATGGAAGTCAGCCTGGAAGTAATCCTTGTCATTCGGTTGATGGAAAACCTTTTCCAGAACTAAATAAATTATCGACTAATTTATTAGGAACTGTTCCTGGGGTAGGAATGATTATTGATGAAATTGTTAAAGGTATTGAAGATTACTGTTGTAAAAACCCTACAAATACTAAAAAATGTGCTGATTTAGAAAAAAATACAAAGTGGTATAGTGAATAGTGTACATGGAATAATGCAATTTTTAGGTGATGAAGTACATCATTTATTTCATCCACTTTGTAATCTAGGAGCATTTGGCTGGAGACTATTTAAAAATCTTTCTGTTTGTAAAACATCTTCACCAGTTGGTAAGGATAAATCTTCTTCACTACTTGGTACAGATAAAAATACAAAAACTACACCAGCTCCAGGGACAATTTCACCACTAACCCAACATATTAATATTTTAGCTAATCTAATTTTAGGTAAAGGTGTTTGGAATACGCCTTTACCAGTAGAAAATGCAAAATTTATAACTGATTTAACAAAATAAATTATATTTAAAGAATATATATGAATTATTTATTACTTATATTATTATTATTATTTATAACTGTAGTATCTAGTTATACTGGATGTTGTTGTAATCGAGAAGGTTTAGATGCAAATAATGATGCTATGATAGCAGGTGGTTATGTTAATCTAGGTAGTAGATCAGGTAATTGTGCACCAAGTATATTACCTGGTAATAATAATTTTACTTCAAAAGAATCGGCATCACAATTTTGTTTTGATTGGAATCAAAAAGGTGGTAGTCCAAGTTGTACAGCAATTCTACAAGAAAATAATGGAAGTTTTCAAGCAAGAGGATGTAGTAGTGATGCTATACAAAACGGTTGGTGTAAAGGATTTCCAAAAGTAACTTTTCAAGAAGAGACATGTAATGTTGACCAAGGAGGCACTACCTGGTTTTATAAAAAACCAGATAAAGCACCACCATCATCATCACAATTTAGATTTGAAGGATGTTACTCTAATAATCCCAGAGTTTTTTCTAACTGGGATCCAAATAATTTAAAAAATAATCCTAACAGAAATAGTATTTGTGAAAAGAAAGCTTTATCAACAAATAATAAATATTATGGATTAGAAAATAATAATGGATGTTTAGTTTTTAATAATAATTTTCCAAGTAATACAAAATTAAATGTAGCAGAATCAAATTGTACTAATGGGTATCAGGTTGCAGTATTTCAAAAGTCTTCAACATTTCATCCACCAGCTCCACCACCTCATGCTCCTTGGAATATAAATTCACATGTGTCACATATTCAAAATCCTATAATGGGGCATGGAGAGTTTAATACTCCTTTGCCAATACAAGATGCAACATTTTTAAAACGTGAAACTTTAACAAAATAAATTATATTTAAATAATATATATAATTTATTTTGTTAAAGTTTCACGTTTTACAAAATAAATTATATTTAAATAATATATATGAAATATTTATCGATTATACTATTGTTAGTAATAGTTACTTGTTTAACAAGTAATTTAATGGAAGGATATAGTCCTTCACCTGGAACACAACCACCTCCTTCTTATATGAATATGAATTCACATATATCACAGGTATCCAAAGCTCAAAACCCAATATTAGGACATGGAGCTTTTAATACTCCTTTACCAGCACAAACTTCAACATTTGTAAAACCCACAACACCACAACCACCAACACCTGCTCCAATA